ATTACTGACACAACGAACACGTCCAGTAAAGTTTGCAATTATGCCATTACCGCTAGCCGAAAACTCCGAATCCATGATGGGAGCCGTGCCGTTTAGTGGAACTGAAGTAAAAGCCGCCTGATTAATATTAGTCGTCACGTCTGTATTTCGGACAAGACCAATTCGTAAAGGCACCAATGCTTGCAGAGCACTAATATCCGCATCATTTGCGGAGATGTTAGCTACATTCGTTGCAATATCTGCGGCGTTTGTAGCGATAGCAGCTGATAGCGAACTAATCGCCGAGCCTTGACCTGCTTGTATCACTTTTACAGCGTCAAGTTCAGTCTCAACTGCAATGATAGCACGATTTTGTTCAGTGTGTAATTCAGCGACGACACGTAGTTCAGTCAAATCTCCAGCAGAATGTGCATCCGCTGCTGTACCAAACTGTCCACGTGATTCTATAGTCAGAACATTCACGGCGCGTGATGCAATGATCATCAATTCATCATTTATTGACAAAATAAAACGACCGGTAGGGAAAACACTTCCATCAGTCACGGTGGCTGACAGTGCTCCAATCGTCAAATTAACCGCGAGCGTCGTCGTTCCTATGTCCGTTGTGCGGTATAGGGAATCCAGAGTATCCAGCGATCCGGGATAGTTTGGCATCTACCCTATTCTCTTTCGATTAAAGTTCGTTCAAGATAACCATCCGGGCCGTAACGGATGGTGATACCTCAGTATCAAGCCACGCTTCACTGTCATTTGTTATAGCAACCGCCAACTTCGAAGATCCATTCTCAAGATAGTCAGTAATCTCTGCTTGATGTTTAGCGGAGAAATCCTGAGCCTGTGAGATAGCGTTTTCCATGGCATCCGGTTGTCCAACCAATCCACCGTTAACAGCAAACAGTATCTCAATAACTTTCTGTTGTAGGCCATGTAAAACATTGCGGCGACGACGCGAACCTTCGGCAATTGATTCTTTTAGTGTATAGATCTTACTTCGTAACTTAGGGACGGGATGCTTTGTGTCATCCTCTAGAAACCACTCAATTGTTAAATCACGTTCAACAGCCAGACCGGTATGAGGGTTGAAAACATAACTGTAGTTTTCTTCGACTACGGGGTCACTATAATCAACTTCACCATTAGGCAAAAGTTCCGCATTGACGTAATAGACAGTTTTTATCCGAGATCCCTTATCAAATGTGTGTTCTGGTGCAAGACGTACTGGCAATCCCCGGACGTAATCAACATCTCGAAAATCTATCTCTTGATTAAGAATCCAACGGTGTATTTTAATGTCACTCATGGTGTCAGCTCCAACGATGTAACGCCGTATATTACAGTTGGTATTCGGCTTGTGGGTAACGGCATCGGGTGACCGGGACCGGGGAAAGTACCACCAACACTAATAAATACACCAGCATTCAATACACCATGAGATTCAGTCAATTCACCAGCGGTTCTCAGTGTAGCAATAGTAGCCGACTGTCCAGAAGCCGCTCCGGGGAATACACGACAAAGAATCCACTCATCGACAGCCACAGGGATAGGAGCAAATGGCGTAACATTTTCCCATGTATTAGCAGCCGTAGTGGTTATAGTCCCCGTGACTAGGGAATCAGTATAGGTAGTCAGCGCGGGAGCTGTTGCACCAGTTACCGTACTTCGCAAAATATCATAATTATGAGCGTTGCCAACCGCGCCTGTGCCAAGTTTTACCGACATGTTTGTAATGTCACACGCCTGTATGATATGGGTCTCATTGCCCATAACAAAGTTCCAGTTATTATTACCCGCACCGTTGCTGGCAATTTGGTTGATAATAAAATGCGGTGGAATGAATGGGTTGACCCACGGCACAGAAGTGACCTGCCACGAACCACCAGCACCTAGTAAAAAATTCCAATAGGCAAGTTGAAGAGCAGGACCAGTCCCACGAACCATTGCAAAATTAGGAATAGTTGGACTAGTTGGAACTGCGGGCAAATCCCCAGCAGTTCGATATATGATTGGATCAAGTCCAGCGTTGACTTCAGCTTGTGACCAATTATCCGGTGCGTGATTAACAAGCCAATGCCAGAAAAATGTATAAGCTGACAGTGCAAGGTTGCCGTCATTCTCTGTCTGTGTGGCAATTATGGCTAGGTTTTGTTCGAGATGTAGTTCTGCGACGACACGAAGATCAACATTCACCCCAGCGCCATGCGTTGCGGCGGACGTGCCGAATTGTCCACGAGCCTCAACATTGAAAGTGTTGCCAGAACGAGACGCAATTATCATCTGTTCTAGCTCTACTGTGACAATAAACCGCCCGGTAGGGAAAACTGTCCCATCAGTAACATCGAACGACGTTTGTCCTGCAGTTATCGCAGAAACGAGTGTAGACGTTCCGACGTCAGTTGCCTGGAATAATGAATCTGGTGTGTCTAAAGATGTTGGATAATTCGGCATGAATATTAAACAGCGTAAGCTATTTTCCCTGTACGATTAGACGGAAATGTAATCACCAACTCCATTAGAACAGTGTCGTACTTTGCGGTATAATCACTGGTCAAGCAAAGAACTGTCGATCCTGCCAATGTAGAGCCCTGATTAAACAGAGGTTGATTGAACAGATTAGTATTAAACAAAATCGGTGTTGGAATTTGTTCAACATATACATCAATAACGGGACACTGCGGAAGGCTAGGAATCGTTACAGAACTCACAGCAGAGAACGGCACGGTCGTAACCAGACCATCCTCAAAAGCAGAAACGGTAGCCAGTTCGATATCGACAAGTGATTTACGTGATGCCGACATCTAGTGGCTCCCGCTTCCCATCCAATTCTGTTAGGCCAAGATTGCCGTGCGAAGCGTCGATGCGCCCGGAGCAACAGCCGTACAGATTTCCACGTTGTTTGCGTCAATCCGGCGAACGAAAGTCGTCACCGATTCACCAGACGCAACTTCCCACACCTCGACTTGGACATCGAGCGTGTTCAAGTTGTGATTAATGGTGTAAGTCGTATCGACTGCCGTACCGAATGTCTCTTGGTACTTTAGAGTGCGTCCAGACCAGTTAGCCAGCGTTTCCGGAGTGACAGCAAGGTTCGTCGCTGTACCCGCGTCAACTTCGGCCTGTGTCGCGATCTCGATCAGACCCGCAACGGTAGTACTAGCTGGTGGAGCCGCAGCGCCAAACGGTGTCCATAGTACTGGATCGGTGTTGATCGTACCGTTGATTTCCGTCTGGCGATACGTCGTTCCCTGTTGGGTCCCTTCCGAAACCGTTACGATTGCAGATTCCAATTCATCAAACAGATCGGCGTCGGTCGTTCGAACCAGCGGGTTGCCTGCAGAAGCGAATTCGTAAATACCGTTTTCTGAAGTCGTGGTTTGGTCTTTCAACAAAATACGATCACCAGCAGCTAGAGTCACACCATCAAGTGTTGCTGGAGCTGTAGCAATTGTTACGTTGGCAAGAGATGCCGCAACGACATCATCTTTCCATGCCAATCCACCCAGAAGCGCGTTCACCGTCTGGAAGTTGACAATATCACCCGGATTGACCGGATCAGGTACATTGATACCTGTAGATTGGTTATTAAAGTCCAAATCGGACAATACTGGTCTTGCGCCTGACATTTTTCTATCCCTCTGTCCTTATGTAAAGATGGCGATGCCACTCTGTGGCTGTTTGAAGCACACTTGTGCATTGTTATTATCAATGTGTTCGACGTACGCTGTCACTTCAACATCGTTCACAAACACGGTAGACGTATAATGGCGATGCCCCAAACTGTGCGGGACATTCCAAACGGTTGCGGCTACCGTCTGTGTATGGATGTACGGATCACAACAACCTGTGCCACTCCCCGTACCGCCGACACCTACGCCGCCGGAGTTATCCACCAGAAACGACTTTGTCGTTGTCGGATCAGATGGATCTACAGACACAACTTCTGCACACGCAACGCCTGAGCACATGTGGTGCACGTTGAGTATCAGTTCTGTGTCCAGTATGATTTGTGGAAACGTCGCCGCATCCACAACCGGTAGTGCCGCGAACGACACCTGTATATCAGATTCGGAGACAACTTCTGCCCCGTGATCTATATTGATCTCGAAAGCAGGTAATATGTCACCGATGTATCCTATCCGTGAAGCAACTTGAACCATGTCACCTCACAAGAATCGAAATGGCACCTATGGCAATCGGGACCGAATCTCCGATCTCAGCAGACCTTGATGCTGCAAGGGGACCAAAGATAAGAAGATCTGTTCCAGAATAAAGTCCAGCATGAGTTACGGTCGGCCAATCATTAGTTGTTACAGGACCGAAAATCATGGCATTAGTATTTGAAAATGCCGCGCCCACACCGAGTGTCTGTGTGACACCAGACCACGCTACTATCTGTCTCGCATAATTGTCTGTTCCGGGTGGCTCAATTAGTCCAGTCCCGTCAGCAAGTATATCCTGCGTAGATAATGCAAGATCAACCTGCGTTGGAGCTGCAGGCATTGCCGTGCCGCGAATCCATTCAGCGACCTGAGTTCCCAAGTAATGAGAAAAGAATGCCTTGAACACGTGCTGTAAATCGCCCACGTCCAAGGTAAAGGTGTCGCCATTTGCCACCGCCTTACAAGCAGATAATGGCCCTACAAATAAAAGATCACCGCTGCCTGCATCGTAGACAGCGGCATGTGTGATTGTTCCCCAAGCGGCAGTCGATACACCGAATGTGATTTGGGTGTCATTAGCAATTGTGACACCAGCTAAAGTCGTCGTAGGCGCTCCAAACGTTATAGTCTGACGAGCGTAACCGCCCGTTGGTTCCGTAATAGCAGAACCATCGTCAAGGGGATCAGTTGTTGAGATTGCGACTTCGAGAGAACCGGGAGCCGCCGGGAAAGCTGTTCCTCGGACCCAGTTTGCAACCGCACTTTCGAGAAACTGGCTTAGGTTCATAACTCACGTCCTGGCTTAAGAGCGGTCGACGTAAGAAATATGCATGTCTCCGTCTGGTTCACTGGCGGCGGTTCTGGCATTTAATGTTTGGCCCTCACCTATAGAAATAAATATAGGAATATCGGGTAAAACAAAATGATCAGAAGTGGTCGCTGCTGCACCGATTGCGATATGGGCATTGCGGCGAGAAACAATCCGTAATGTACCAGCCCGAGGTGCCGGATTACTGGCGACCGATGTTGCTGTCAGAGACAGAGTTTCATGCGGACCTGTAATGGTATATACGCAACAAGACATGCAGTTCTCCACTAAATGATAATTGGGGACTACTGTCCGACCAATTTATTACTTTTTGCTAGAGCCGCTTTTCTTTTTGCTTCCCAGCAGTTCATCTTGAGCTGCATCAGCATCGACAGCTGGAGAAACCGTTTTCAAGGCTTTTTCTTTCTCAGCTTCGGCTTCAGCTTCTTTGTCCGCCTGGGCTTTCGCTGCTTCAGCATCTTTTTTGACAGAATCGCTTGCCTCATTACGAACTTTATCGGCAGCAGCTATTGCCGCTAGCTGGGCTTCTGCCTCAACTTTTTTTACTTCCGGGGACTCGTATGTCCAACCGGCATGAGCGACAAGATCGCGAGCATTTGGGACTGTTTGTTCTTCACATTTTCCGTCAGGTGAAAACACTTTGACAGTCGGTTGATCTTTTTTATTAGCCATGAGACTAAATCCTTATTTGGGGTTAAGGGGAGAAATAGGTAGGGAGTAATCCGAGGGGACATAATACCCCCTCAGATTTTATCGTATCCTACGGCTCAAAGAGCCTAGGACAAATTAGTCGATCCAGCAACCGTACGTAATCGACGGAGATGTGCCGCCGAGTGTGGCATTGACGCGAATATGCGTCGGCGTGTTGCCAAGATCTTTAGCAGTGTCGGCATCGACAGGAACCATGTAGTAGCCGGGACCCGGCACGCTGATAGAGCAAATTTCGACGACGTTTGTGGTGAAGCCAGAATCATCTGCAACTTCGACAGCAAGGTCGTATGTTTCGTCCGTATCAGCAAGGTCAGCAGCTTCGACATGAATATTCACGTGGAGTTTGCCGTATGCAAGTTCGTCATTATCCCAGTAAGCCTTATTAAGGGCACTAAGAGCGACAGCAGCTTCAGCAGCCGATGCCGTTTCCGCACCGTCAGCAGCGTTCCGGAGAGTGACCGAAGCTTCTGCGTCGAATGCGCGTTTCACTTTTGAGTTCATGCTAGCCATGATAAGTTGCTCCTTCAAGCAGTTACGATGCGTAGCAGGGGACCTAGGTCCCCCACGTGTTCATCTTTAGTGGTTACGCAGTGACAGGTGCGTTAGTGATGCCCCATACCCGAGCGACAGCGCGTCCGTGCATGACAGCCATGCCAACGAGCCACTCAACACGTGTCCGGAGGACTGGTGCAGAGTCAAGTTCGCCAAGATCGGTAACTTCCATGATGCCGTTCTGCAGACCTGTCAACATGCCGTCGCCTACAGCGAGAACATAGATAGACGTGCTGACCGTTCCGCCAGCAGGGCCAGCTTCATTGAAGTCAATGATGCGAGCACCTGTGTCGTCGTAGTCGGCAATCAAGATCGGAAGATCATTGTAGACCGTTACACGCCGACCGAATTCGTCGAGTGCAAACTGGATGTCGCCACCAACATTCTGCTTACGAGCAGCGGAAGTCAGTTTGTTGCGCATTGCTTTGGACATCACGAGGAAATTCGGGCCGTCAACGCGGTCGATAGCTTCGTCGAGAGCTTCCAGAGACAATGGGCTGTTGGCTGCAGGCGCCGTCAGGTTAGCAGGAACCAGCTGATCACCAGCAATCCGAACACGCAGACCGTCAAATTCACGCGGGTTGACCGAAGAGTCACCGTTGATCATTTTACCTGCGAGGTGAAGCGCGAGCGCCTTCACTTTCATTGCTTCGTGAGTTGAGCGAACGTTTTCGCCGCGAGTCTTGATGATGGCTTTGTCAACGTCCAAGTCACCGCCTGCAATACGCAGAACTTCAACTTCTGGGTTGATAACACCAGTCGTGCTCGCGTAAGATTCATTGAATCCACGGAAAGCAACGCCCGGCAGTTCGCCTTCAACGTTGTAGCTGAGTGAGCCACCCGGAATGTCCTCGAAAGGCATCACACGGAGCATGTCAGCATTAGCAGCAAACATTTCGATGACTGCGTTGCGAACAACTTCGCCGTCGTTCAGTTTACTGGCTTCGATGAGAGTCAGTGCCATAGTAGTGTCTCCTTGTGTCGACTTCTGTGTCGTACTTCAGAATTGGTCAGTAAAAATACGGGAAGTCCCGCGTTATGAACGACCCGGCACTGACCGTTAGCCGGGGAGGTTTAGTATTCTACGTCCGAACGACACAAGGAGCTGGGGAACCGTAATTAGGCGGTTGCGCCGTGCTTCCGTGCCAATTTCAAACGCTCTTGAGCTGGCAAATTATTGAATGCCTCGCGATCCATGCCGCCTGGGACATCCTTATTGCCGCCTTCAGCTCCGCCCCCGGCGGAACGTTCGAAAAAGTGACCTGCCGTCTTCTTTAGACCTTGAAGCCACTCATCCGGTGACAACGGCGTCGTGCCGTCAGCACCGTAAATCTTATCCTTGCCAGACATTGCGACGATGTTTTCATTTTCATCAACAGCAAAAACTGTTTTGCCGCGTGCCACAATGTCGTCCAATGCTGAAGTCAGAACACCAGTCCCATCCTTCAGCGCTGCGTCTCGAATAGCTCGATCAACGAGTGTTCCGCGCAACTTGTCTTCGGCTTTCAACGCACGCTCTTGCCAAGCAGCTGTCTCTTTGCCTTTTTCTTCCAAAGCGGCAACATGTGCCGTCTTCATTTGTTCTGTGCGTGAAGCGAGAGCTGATTCAATATCCTCATTCTTCTTCAGCTTGCCGTCATCGACCTGTTGTTTTGTCGATCTCAGTTCTTCCAATTCAGTGGAAAACGCATCAACGTCTTCTCCGATGATCTTTGCCATCGTTTCGTTCGCTACTTTCAGAGCATCACGTTCTTTAGAGATTGTGATATTGTTTTCGCGAAACTCTTTGAGCTTTGAATTTGGAACCAAGTCCAACGTTACTTTGCCGTCTTCTCCAGCCTTCGCACCGTCACGAAGATCTTCTGGAACCTGATCAAGCGAGTCAAAAGTGATATCAGCCACCGGCTTTACTCCTTTGTATGTACAGAATGACGCCCCGCGTCACCGACCTCCGGACCCTCCAGAGGAATTAGTTGGGGTTAATTGTTAAGGTTACTAACACACGTTAACCGTGCGCGTCAACCATAAAAACACAATTTTTTACGAAAAAGTTAGTTTTTTACGGGAGGATAGAGTTTTTCAGTGCAGAAAAGCTTGATTCGGTCTGCATACTGGGGAGAGATTTTTGTCCTAGACTGACAAACCTCTTTACTGGGTTGAGGACGACAAGACCAGCCGGGCACGGTCTGTCCGTCAGTCCAGACACCGTTCAAGAGAAGAAAACTACACAGATAAACAGTTTTTGTGACCATGATAGGATGACGATCCGAACAGGGGGAGTTGCTTTACTATGGTCAAGCCACCGAGATCGTGACTGGGAAAC